GGCGCGACTCGACGATGGGCAACCAGTCGAGCTGTCGACCGGTTTCGCCACGCAGACGGACGAGAACCAAGGTTTCCACAACGGCGAGCGCTACGAGATGGTGCTCCACCCGGTCGGGGCCGATCACCTGGTCATCTCGACCGAGATGACCGGCGCGTGCTCGATCCAGCATGGGTGTGGGCTCGGCGCGAACGAGGAGGTTCAGGTGGACGAGAAGCAGACAGACAATCGTCTGGAGACGGTGAGCGAGCCGGCGGTGAGCGGCATCGCGTCCGATCTCAAGAAGGCCAAGAAGCGGCTCAAGGAGCTCGACGCCATCCTCTCGGACGCCGCGATCTCATTTTCGGATCGGGAGCAGGCGCAGATCGAGCGAAGCCAGCTCATGCAGTTGCCTGGCGTGGCCGAGGCGCTCGCGGGTAATGCTCCGACCAAGTCGGTGGACGGCGCCGATCATCCGGCAGGCGACTTCGCGTACGTTCCGGATCCGTCGAAGCCGAGCACGTGGAAGCTGCCGATCTTCGACGCGAATCACGTGCGCGCGGCGCTGGCGTCCCTGGGCGGATCCCACGGGAACCCGCCCGACATCCCAGCGGCTGCGATGGCCGGCGTCAAGCGGAAGATCAAGGCCGCGGCGTCGCGGTTCAACGTGGACGCGGCGTCGCTCAACACATCGCCGCTGAAGGCGCTGCTGGGCAAGCTGGTCGAGATGTTTGGGAAGGGCAGCGTCGAGACGGTGGAGATGACGGCCGAGGTGCACGACGCGCTGCGGGTCAAGCGCGCAATCGCGGAAATGCAGTTGACCCCGAGCGACTCGGAGCGGGCCCAGATGCTGCGCGAGGCGTGCCAGGAGGAGTACGGCGCGAGCGACCGGGACGTGATCGTCACGGACGTCTACACGCAGCCCGAGCAGTCGGTCATCTTTTTCTTCAGCACGCCGATGGGGCCGCAGCCGAAGGGCGCCGAGTATTACAAGGTCATGTGGGTGGATGCCGACAACGACGGCATCCCGGAGCTGAAGGGCGATCCAGTGCTCGTGCGCAAGCAGGTCACGTACGAGCCGGTCGGGAGTGGGCCAGCGGGTGACGGGTCCGAGCCCGCGGGCAACGAGAGTCCGGCGAAGGAAGTTGCCACGCCGGCGGTGCAGTCTCACAACAAGGAGGAAGGAAACATGTCGGACAAGGAGAAGGAGACGGGGCTGGGTGAGCTGACCGCCGCGGTGGCGAATCTCACCAAGCTGGTGGAAGCGCAGAACGCCAAGATCGAGAGCCTGGAGAAGCAGTCCGCTCCGGCCGAGATCGCGGGGTTGAAGCGCACGGTCGGGCAGTTGGCCGAGTCCTTCGAGCAGATGAAGGGCGTGACCAAGGCTGCGATCGAAGAGCGGGAGCGGGAGCGTCAGCACCTCGTTCGCGAGCTGGCTGGCAACCACCGCTGCTCGTTCGGCGCGGAGGAGCTGGAAGCGATGCCCATCGACCAGCTGCGGAAGCTGGGCGCGATGGCGCAGGTCGCGAACTACACCGGTAGGGGTGGACCGCAGGGTGCTCTGAACACCGAAGAGGGAAAGCGCTTCGCGGAGCCGAAGGCCTACTGGGAGACCGAAGGCAAGAAGGAGGGTAAGTAAGCCATGGCCGGCCGCAATTCAATCGTCCTTCGGGGTGACTACATCCAGAAGGAAGGCAAGGCATCCGTGGCGGTACAGCCCGGCATGCTGGTCGAGTGGGACGGTAACGCCGTGGGCTCGACCCTCGGCGTGCGTCCCTGCACGAAGGCAGGAGTCGGCCTCGGCGCAACGCGTAAGGCGTTCGCGCTCGAGAACGACCTCGTTGGTCAGGGCATCGCCGACAACTACGACATCGCGGACATCGTGCGGTACGGCGTGTTCCAGCGCGGTGCCGAGGTCCAGGCGCTGCTCGCTTCAAGCAACACCACGGCGATCGGGGACGCGCTGGCCTCGAACGGCAACGGGCAGCTCAAGAAGGCAGCGACCACGGTAGGGGCAGACGATGAAGAAATCGTCGGATACGCGATGGAAGTCATCGTGGGCGCGGCCCTTCCGGGTGCACTTGTCCGCGTCGAAGTGGCGTAGGGCGCCACACCACAACCTCTCAAGAGGGAGCGAGCTAGACCATGTTGAAGACGATCGGAGCTGAAGAGCTCATCGCTCGTGGCGTCACATCTTTCAGCCGCATGCGGCCGATTCTGTCTCTGAACGGCGACCCGCTGGCTGAGAACGCCACGTTGCAGAAGGACGAGTGGGAGCGGATCGACGACCGGGTCAACCAGGTGCTCCGCGAGCGCATTTCCATCGCGGACGACCTGCGCGCGGCCGGTCTGGTGCACCCCGTCGGCCTCGGGACGATCCTCCGAGTGACCGAACGGTTGTCGGAGGTGGACGTGGCTGACCTGTCGTTCGACGGCGATTCACCGCCCGCGCGCGATAGGCCCAACTACAAGCGCGACGTCATCCCAGTGCCGGTCATCGGCAAGGGGTTCACGATCGGGTGGCGGCAGCTCGACGCGAGCCGTAAGCGCGGCGATCCGCTTGACGTGACGGCCGCGGCTCAGGCAGCCCGCAAGGTGCGGGACCTGCTCGAGAACACCTTCATCAGCGGCTTCGCTTCTGGTCCGGGTTCTAACCCGACCAACAGCACGGATGGCCAGAGCATTCCCGGACTGACCACCCACGCCAACAGGCAGACGCAGGCCAAGTCGGGCTCGTGGAGCACGTCGGCCACGGACATCATCGGCGACACGCTCGCCGTGCTCGGCAAGGCGTACGCCAAGTTCCTCTTCGGCCCGTTCAACTTCTACGTGCCGAAGAACTCGTGGTCCACGCTGCAGCAGGACTACAAGACGGCCAACCCGACCTCGCGGACGTTCCTCGAGCGGATCCTGGGCATGGTCGACATCAAGGCGGTGCGGCCGAACGACTTCCTCGCGACGGACGTGGCGGTACTTCTTCAGATGACCGAAGACGCCATCGACCTGACCGAGGCGCAGGCGATCACGACCGTGCAGTGGGAGACCAACCCTTTCCTCACGCACTTCCGCGTGCTGACCGTGGCCGGTCCTCAGATCAAGAACATCGAGGTGTCGGACGGTACGACCACGGCCGGCATCGTGCACATGTCGTAAGCAGTAGCCGGAAAGCTTGTGCCCATGAGGGGCGGGCAATTCACCGCCCGCCCCTTTGGTTTTGGTAAGTGAACAGGAGGAGAGATGGCGCGAACGACCGACACCGCCGTGCGGGAGATTCTCAACACCGCGCTGCCGACGAACCAGCTCAAGGCGTTCATCGAGGACGCGAGCCTGTGGGTGACCGAGATGCTGGCCAACCAGGTACCAGCGCCGACGGCCACTCGTCTGGAGATCATCGAGCGGTATCTGGCATGCGCCATCGTGAAGCTGCGCGAGGTTACTGGTTCCGCGCTTCGGTCGGTAACGATCGGCGACGTGACGGAGGACTACTCACTGCCGGCGTCAGTGCGGGACTATCTCGATACGGCGGCCGGTTTCGATGCGAGTGGGCTTGTTCGGCGGCACTTCCTCGCGCCGCGTCCGGTGGCCGCACCCGTGCTGCCCACGTATGGCGCGATCGCGAACGTTGGCAAGTCGTTCACCGATGACGATCCGAACTCGACGTTGCCGTGAGCAAGCTGAACGTTCTCTCCGCCGGAGTGGGCTTCGAGACCGTGACGGCGCAGGCGCCGAGCGGCGTGGACGGGCAGGGTAAGCCAACCTACGCTGCCGGCTCCACGTTTAAGGCCAGGGTGGTGCGCGAGGAGAAGGTGTCGCGGCTCGGGGATGGTTCTGAGATCGTCACCATCGCGACGATCTGGGAGGACGCGGCCCAAGCTGTGCTGCCGCTGGAGGAGTGGCGGCTTACGCTGACCGGCGGACTCATCGGGATCGTAGTCGAGCGGGACGAGCGGCGAGACATCTCGGGTAATCTGGACCACGTGTACATGCGGATTCGGAGGGAATAAGCATGGCCGAGACAACGCAGCAGAGCTTCGAGCGGGCGGGCCGGAAGGTCATGCTGGCAGGTCGGAACATTGGCCGCATCATGCCGCAGGGTCTTCGGCTGATCGGTGAGGAGATCATGACGGACGTCAAGGCATCCTCGCCTGGTCACGGCGTGCCGGTCGACAAGGGAGCACTGCGGGCGAGCGGGGCGGTGGAGCAGCCGGCGCCTCTGGCGGTCGATCTGGCGTTCGGATCCGCGGCAGTACCGTACGCGCTCTCGCAGCACGAGGGCCTGGAGTTTCACCACAAGATCGGTGAGGCGCGTTATCTTGTACGTGGCCTGGAGCGCTGGCGGCCGGGCGGGAGTGCCGCGATGGAGGCGCTGAAGACGAATGCCGACGAAGCGATCAAGGCGGCGAGCAAGTGAGCGCGGTCGACGACGTGTTCACGTACCTCGGCCCAAGCCCGGGGCAGGGGCTCGCGGGCGGAGCGACGGGCTGGGCGCTGGTGCGGCGAAGGATGGGCGACCCGCCGACGTTCACGGATCAGGCCGTGGTCGTTGCGGAGGACGGTGGCCCTAGTCCCGAGATCAAGGCGACCAGCGGCATCGGCAACGCGGCGATCCAGGACCCAGGCGTGATCGTGATGGTGCGCGCTGGGGCGTGGGACGGCGACGCGTGCAAGGCCAAAGCTGCCGCGATCTTCGCGGCGCTGCACGGGAAGTTGAACATACAGCTGGTGAGTGGTGGCACGTTGTATTACCGGGTCCGGGCACTGACGCCTGAACCTATCTTCGCGGGGTTCGATGACACGGGACGGCCCCGGCACACTGTCGCCTTCCGTCTTTTGACGGCGGCGGCGTAACACAAGGAGCGGCACAATGGCGAAGTATCTGCCGCACGGCACGATCTTCACGATCAACGCGAAGGCGGTCGGCGGCCTAATCAGCGTCGGGATTCCGGACAGGACCCGCGGCGACGCGGAGACGACGGACTCGGCGGCATCGTTCAACCGGACGTTCTTGCCCGGGCTCAGAGATGGTGGGTCGGTCAGTCTGACGTTCCGCCACGACATCGCGGACTTGGGACAGCTGGAGCTGGAAGCGAACTACAACCTTGACGCCTCGGCGGCGCTCAAGACGTGCACGATCGTCTTGCCCGCGCCCGCTTCGCGGACGTACACGTTCACCGGCTTTGTGACCGAGCCGCCCAAGGGCGACATCGGTCTGGTGGACGACGACGTGGCGCAGCAGACGTCGACGGTGCGGATCACCGGCTCGGTCACGATCACCTGACCGTGGGGCAGCGAGAAGAGGAGATCGTCCTGGGCGGCTCTGGCCAAGAGCCAGAGCCGTTCACGGGCGAGTACATGTCGGTCGAGGAGGCATGCGCGTGGCTTGACCAGTGGACGAATCGCTGGAACGAGCCCGTGCTGCCGAAGCGTAAGGGTCTGCCGTCGAAAGGCGGCACCTCGCGCGTCGAGGAGACAAGGGCGGGAGGTGGACGCGCCATCACCCCGCGCACACAGGAGTTCCAACCATGAGTGAGCGCAACGAAGCACCGCCGGCGCCCACGAAGGGCGTGCCAATCATGCTCGATCGGCAGCGCTATCTCCGATACACGCTAAAGACGCTGCGTAAGATCCGCGAGGAGCTTGGCGAGGACGCGTTGAAGACGGGCGTCTCGGGCGAGAAGCTGGCGAAGGTATTGTGCTATGGTCTGCAGGGCGACGATCCAAGCATGACGTGGGAGCAGGTCGAGGACATCATCGATTTGAGCCAGCTGGAGGACGTCGTCATCGCAATGCGGAAGGCGATGGGCCAGAAGGCAGCGGTCACGCTGGACCCTCGGACGCCGGCTCCGGCGGCAAGCGCGGGCGAAGAGTCCGCATAGTACCGGGGTCGGAGGACCTGCAGCTCTGGGCGTTGGCGCTTCGCTGCGGGATTCCGAACGAGTTGATCTGGGACCTGGCCATCCCGGAGATCGAGGCGGTCGTGAAGCTCAAGGTCGAGGACGACAGGGCAGCTACACTTCGGGCTGGGTTGATCGCCGCCACTGTGCTGAACGTGAATCGCAAGAAGGGCACCAGGCTTGTGCAGCCGACAGACTTTGTGTCCATGCCGGACGATTATCTGAGTCCGGAGCAAGCAGCGTCGTACATGGACGCCTGGGCCAACACGACTGGGCGGTGAGGAGATGACGTGGGAACCGAACTAGCACGCGCGGTCGTCCGCATCGAAGGCGACATCTCCGATCTCGAAGCCGCGCTGAGTCTCGCTCACGGTGAGATGGAGAAGGCCGGCAAGACGTTCGAGCAGCTGGGTCACACGATGACGACACACGTGACTCTGCCTCTCGTGGCGCTTGGCGGCTTCGCGGTCAAGGAGTTCGGCGAGCAGGCCGACGCCGTGGCGCGTCTCGATGCCGTGCTCACGGCCGCTGGTGGCGTGACTGGGACTACGACCGCTCGCATCGAGGAGTTGGCCAACGCACTGCAGCAGTCCACGCGCTTTGCAGACGACGAGGTGATTGCGGCGGCGTCGCTGCTCTCGACGTTCCACCAAGTACGCAACGAGATTGGCGCCGGGAACGATATCTTCGATCGCGCTATCCAAGCCGCTTCGGGTCTCGCGGCGGCGATGGGTGAGGATCTGCAATCTGCGACGCTGAAGCTCGGTCGGGCACTTGAAGATCCGCTGACGGGGCTCATGATGCTGCGGCGCGCTGGCATCATCTTCACGGCAGGCGAGCGCGAGCAGATCAAGATTCTGGTGCAGCATGGTCAGGTGCTCGAGGCCCAGCGCATCATTCTCGAGAAGGTTGAGGGAAAGACGCGCGGCGTGGCCACGGCGATGGCGCAGACGCCGTTCGGGCACTTCATCCAAGCATGGAATGCCGTGAAGGATGCGCTCAAGCCAGTCGGCGGTATCCTGGCCGAGGTGCTCGTGCCCATCGCCGATCTGGTCAAGAAAGCGGCTGAGGCGTTCAAGAACCTCGACCCGGCAATCCAGCGCATCGTCGTGATCATCGGGACAGCACTCGCCGCGATTGGTCCACTCTTGATCGCGTTCGCGACGATGGCCAAGTTGTGGGCGTTCTTGAAGACAGTCGGGATGCTGGGGCTTGCGCCGACGCTTGGGCTCATCGTGATCGCACTCGGTGCATTGGTCGCGGCCGGGCTTGCGATTGTCGAGAACTGGGCGTGGATCAAGGTCCAAGCTGTGTCGCTCTGGACGCTGATCAAGGATGTGTTCTTCACGGCGATCGAGCTCATTCTGCAGAAGGTCGCCGATCTTGGGAAGCTCGCCGACAAGATTCCGGCGCTGGCGAAGGCGTTGATCCCAGGACTCGGGACCGTGGCGTCGGTGATGTCGGCCGTCGGTCAGGCGGCGCAGACTATGCACGACGAGGTCGTCGTGGCGCATGAGAAGATGCTCGCTGAGTCTGGCGCGCAGCTCTCGGCGTTGGAGGCCGACTACCAGGTCGTCATTGACAAGATGGTTGAGGCGATGCGCGCGGGTCAGAATCTAGGCAAGGGCGGCGCGCCAGCTCGTGAGCCGCCGTGGGCAGGGCCGGTCGCGGAGGCACTCGATAAGCTCAAGAAGGATTTGGCGACGGCGCAGTTGATGTCCCGCGCGCTGGGGTCGAGCTTCGATCTTGCTGGCGCGCAGGCATCGGCGTATCAGGCAGCGTTGCAGACCGTGGCGGAGGCGACGAACGGCGTCGCGGATCCAACGGGGGCGATGGCCGCACTGATCGACAAGCTGACGCTGAGCTTCCAGAAGGCGACGGCGGAGGGCACGATCGCGACTCTCAACAAGTCACTGGCCGATGCTAATGTTCAGGCGAACTTGCTGGGAGCAGGCTTCGACTTCGCAGGGGCGCAGGCATCGGCCTTCCAGGCGGCGATCCAAGAGCTGAGCAAGTTGCCCGCGGCGGTGCTCGACAAGCTGGGCATCTCGCTCGATCAGCTGAAGATAAAGTTGGCGAAGGCGCAGGCTGCGCAGATCCAGGGCAACCTCACGAAGGGTCTGCACGACATTCAGGTCGGCTTCGGCGGCGCGTCCGATCAGGCGAACCTGTACGCGCAGGCGATCCAGGCGATTGCAACCTCCACGCCGGCGGTGATCGCGGCGTTGGCCGCGCAAGGCATCTCGATCGACGATCTGAAGCGGAAGTATCAGGAGCTGCAGCTGAAGGCGCAGATCGGTCAGTTCTTCCAGGACGAGATCGGGAAGATGATCGACGCCTTGTTCGAGGGCAAGGTCCACTTCACCGAGTTCATCCGCGACATGCTCTTTCAGCTGTCGATGCTGATCCTCAAGATGGAGGTCTTGCACCTCATCGGGAGCATCGGGGGCGGAGACGTGGGCAAGTTCCTTGGTCTGCCAGGCTTCGCGACCGGCGGCTTCCTACCAGCCGGACAGCTCGGCATCGTCGGCGAGAGCGGGCCTGAGTTGGTGAAGGCTGGGCGCTCCGGGATGACGGTCGCGCCGATCTCGAACGCGCGCGGAACGGCGGGCGAGAGTGGTGGCGGCGAGCGGCTGACCGTGCCAGTGACCGTCAACGTGCAAGCGATTGACCAGAAGGGCGTATCTGATTTCTTCGAGGAGAACATCGGCGCGGTAGGCGGCGCCGTGATGAAGGCGGTGCAGCGGTCTAGGTTGCTTCGACAGGGATTGGGTTGATGACGGCGTTCCCGCGCTCCGCCGGCGCGCTGCCTCGTCTCGCCACGCCGCCGCGCTTTCCAATAGGGCTCCAGTCCTGGGGTGCATCTGGTCGCGGACAGGTCCGCGCCGTGATGAACATGGGTCGCACGTGGGACGAGGTTTACGGCGTCCTCGACACGCAGAACCCTTCGGTGCGGGCATTCCTGACCACGCTCGATCGCTCCGTGCGGCAGGGTATCATCTGGGACGTGCAGCATCCGTACTGGATGATCCGCAAGGGCGTCGGTGGTGGGAGCCCAACGACGAATGGTCCGCTGCAGATCGTCTCGACGCCGGAGGACTTCTCGGCGTGGACCAATCTTGGCACGCCAATCATGACCAGTGGGCAAGGGGATCCGTTTGGCGGGACGGCGGCGTGGCTCATGGCAGACGACGACGCTGCCGCGCTCGAAGGTAAGCAGCTGGCTGTCACGTTCACGGGCAACGCTGTCAAGGCGCTATCGCTCTACGCGAAGGCTGGCACGGCGTCGGAGCTGTTCGTCGAGCTGCGAGACCAGACGGCCGCCACGAATCGGTTCCAATGCACGATCACGTGGAGCGGCGGCGTCCCGACGATCTCGAACTTGGTCGGCGTGTTTCTGCGGCAGGAGACGATCCCGAACGCGCCTGGCTGGTATCGCTTCCACTTCCAGACGACGTCCGTCACGGCGGCGAACTCACACACGTGGAACATCCGTATTGGTCCGACGCCGGCCACAGTAGGAAACGTCTACTTGTTCGGCGCGAATGCGTGGGATTCGGTCGGGCCGGCGGCGTATCGTGGTCCAAGTAATCCGGGACCGTGGGCGCTCCCGAGCGCGCAGGAGGGCTCAAGCATCTACGTGATCGGTGCACCATCCTCGACGACCGCTTGGTTGCGGCAGGGCGACGTGATCGAGTCTGCAAGTTTTCCGGTCGTACTTGATGTGACGGCGCAGGTGGACACGGATGGCGCTGGATCGGCTACCATCCCGATCAGTCCGCCCCTCTTTCAGCCGAACTTCTACGTGATCCACGGCGCCGCGATCGAGATCAATCCGACCGCGATCTTCATGTCGGCGATCGTCGATAAGGTGTCGGGTCTGCCGGATATGGACAGCACGCGCTATCTCGCGTCGGGTCTGACCGTGACGTGGCGGGAGGTGGTCCCGTGACGGCGTTTCCACGCGTCGCTGGTGCGCTGCCGTTCGCCGCCTCGCCGCTGCGATCCATCGAGGGATCCCGCATCTGGAGCCAGGCCGGAAAGCCGCAGCCGCACGGCTTCCAGCAGTGGGGCAGAACGTGGGACGAGGTCTACCCGGTGCTCGATATGCAGAACCCATCGGTGCGGGCTTTCTTGGAGACTGTGAATCGATCGCTGCGTGAGGGTATCTTCTGGGACGTGCAGCACCCGTACTGGCATTTTCGGAAGGGCGTGGGTGGTGGATCGCCGCTGTCGCATAGTCCCGCGCAGCTTGTCATCGATCCCGAGAACTTCAGCGTCTGGACGAACACGAACGGTCTCGTGCTCGCGGCCGGGCAAGCCGATCCGTTTGGCATGGCGAGCGCGTATCGTTTGACCGACAACAGCGCCGTCGCGGATCAGCTGATCCAAGAGACGGTCACGTTTACCGGCGACGGGACGAAGGCGATCGCTGGGTGGATCAAGAAAGGCAACACGCCGCCAACGACGCAGTCGCGCATCAGCGTCTTCGATACTACGGCAGGCACCGGGCGCCTGGTCGTCGATATCACTGGATGGACCGGCATTGTGCCGACGGTGGTCGTATCGCAAGGGACGTTTCTCTTCAAAGAGTATTGGGGGAATGGCTGGTGGCGCATCGGTGTCCAGACGACGAGTGCGCTAGTGGCCGCGAACGCTAACAGTCTGGTGTTGCGGGCATCGCAGGTCGTCGCGGAGACAGGCGATATCCTCATGTTTGGGTGGAACGCGTGGAACTCGACCGTCGTTGGGCCGTATCGTGGTCCGACGCGGCCTGGGCCGCTCAGCTTCGCCGGTACGCAGGAGGGCTCACTTCTGTACGTGCGCGGAGCGCCGGTTTCTACGGTCGGATGGTTGAAGCCAGGTGATCTGATCCAGATCACAGGCACGGCGCTTGTGTTCGACGTGACGGCGCAGGTGGACACGGATGCAGCCGGTGGTGCTAAGATTCCAATCATTCCGCCGTTGTTCTCTGGTGTGCAGCTTGGCGATGGCGTTGCGCTCGTGGTTGACCCAACGGCGATCACATTTCGGGCGGTCATCGCGGCCGTGGCGGATTATCCGGTCATCGCAGGGACGCAGTACTTGGACGCTGGCATGACGATCACGTGGCGGGAGCAGCCGACATGACGCGACGCGCGGTTGGGACGGCGCAGCGGATCTGGGCGTGGCCGTTCAATACCATTCCGTCCGACTGGACAAATGGTGGCGGCACGCCGACGGAGACCATCGTCGCGTTCGACGGCAAGCACAACGTCTATCAGGCCGCTGGGCAGGCCTGGCGCATCTATCCGCTGAACATCAAGTTCGAGCCGACGTGGCTCTATCGGATCCGCATTCGGATTCGGCGGACGGCGACGAGCGACGCGACGAAGCAGTTTGTTTTCGTCGGCGTCGAGGGCGTCGCGGACGACGGCGTCACGCTGGTCAACATCACAGGCCAGGATAGTTTCGCGTCGCAGCACTACTTCGGCGCCTCGGCGCAGGACGCGTCTACGTGGACGCTGAACGAGTGGCGCGAGATCGTTGGGTATTTCCGCGGATGGGCGCTGCAGGGATCGGGACAATCACTCGATCCGCTCAACCCTGGGTTCATGCACGCCAACGTTCGATACTTCCGCCCGCTGGTAATCGTCAACTACAACGCTGGCCCAGCCGGCAACGTGATGCAAGTCGGCGAGTTCGTGGTCGAGGCGCTTACTGGTACTGCTGCAGATCAAGAGGTGCCGTTCGGTCCAAATCTGCTCAACAATCCAGGCTTCGAGTCCGGGAGCACAGGCTGGATTGATGGTGGCGGATTCTTCTTCGAGAACGACGTCACGAACGCGCACTCAGGAACGTGGCGGTGTCGCTACCAGGGTAACGGCGTCGGTGGTCCGAACCTCATCCCAGCAGTCGAGTCGCCATGCCGGCCGGGTGATCAGTTCTACATGGCGGCGTGGGCCAAGACGGCTGCTGGTACAGGGACGCAGCAGCTAGCAGTGCGGTGGCGCCGCTCCGATGGTACGCAGATTCTTCGGGAAGTTGTGGCGCAGCTGGGTGGTCCGAACGCAACGTACACGCTGATGTCCGGGATCACGAACCCGGCGCCAGCGGAAGCGACGAAGGTGGCGGTCGACTGGGGGGAGAACACTGCGGACAACTCGGCGACGCCGTGGTACATTGACGACTTCGAACTGCGGCAGGTGCTGCCGATCGCCACGCCGCAGGAGCCGGAGTTCGTTCACCTGATCGAGGCAAACTTCTCTGGCGGGTCGCTCTATCTCAACACAGGCGCGCGCGATCTCTACTGGAATGGACGAAACTGGGATGCCATTGGTGGTCTGTTGACGTTCGATTCCGTGCAAGAGTCAGGTGAGGATCGCGGGCGTGGCGTGGCGTTCCAGCTCGCGGGTGTGGACCAGACCATCGTCGCGACGCTGCTGAACAATAACTATCGTGGCCGTGTCGTGCGCATCTACCGCGCGTATCTGGATCCGGCCTCGGGACAGGTGATCGATCCGGACGATCGCGGCATTCAGATCATTGGAACGGCCGCGCGCTATGCTTTGCGTAATCCAGTCGCAACGTGGCCGACGACGAACTTGACCCTCGAGGGGTGGGCGCGACTGGATACCTACGGTGCCGGCACGCAAAAAACTATCCTCTCGTATGAGGTTGCTGGTCCGGTGAACGAGGTGCAGCTCGACAAGTCCGCGGCCGATAAGCTGCGCTTGACGATCAAGGGCACGACCGTGAGCGGCGCGGCTGCATTTCCAGCAGATGGACTCTGGCATCATTACGCGGTCACGTGGGCCAGCTCGGGCGGCGCCTGGGCGATGTACGTTGATGGAGTACTGACCGACAGTGGTACGGCTCTTCAGTCCGGCGCGTCGATCACGGCAGCCGGCGCGGTGGCTCTGGGGCAATCTCAAGGCGTTGTTGGCGGGACGTTCGGGAACAGCTGGAATGGATTGCTGGATCGGATCCGCGTCTACAACCGCGTGCTGACTGTATCCGAGATCGCGGAGCATGCGCTGGGGACGATCCTCGACAAGACGGGGCTGCTCGCGGAGTGGAGCTTCGATGATCCAGGGAACATGGGCCGCGACGGGAGTCCAAACATTGGTACGCCAAACGACCTGACGCCCGTCGGCATATCGGTGCCGTCGGAGGGTTCGCCGATCACGAAGGTGCTGCTCCTCTTCGAGGGACTGCAGGTCGCGCCGTACGAGATCGAGGAGAACCGCGACCGGAGTACAGGCACCGTCGTGATCAAGATGCAGGCCGTCGGCTATCTTGGAGTGGAGAAGATCAGAGGTATCGACGCAAACGTGACGAGCCACCAACACATCTACGCTGGCGACACGTTTTTCCAGAACGTCGCGTCGCTTGCGAACTTGCATATCTACTGGGGGACATCCGCGCCGACGCCCATCGGCGGCGGTATGCAGGGAGGTGGCGCCGCATCGGGTGGCAGTGGCGGTGGCGGACCGGCGGGGAAAACATGATCCAGCGGCGACTGGACTGGCGCTCGCGCCTGGTGGAGTGGGGCCTCGGTCTGCGCGGGCAGCCGTTCGCGTGGGGCAAGACCGACTGCGCGACGTTGGGCCGTGAGGCGTTGGCGCTCTGCTTTGGGCGCGACGTGGCGCCGCAGATAGGGGCGCCGTGGGACACGGCGCGGAAGGCGATGTTGCGACTGCGGCGCTTCCCGTACCATGAGCAGTTGGAGCGCGTTGGGGCAACCCGGACGTCGCTGCCGTTCGCGCGCGCAGGCGACATCGTGATCGCGGACGAGCCGGCCGAAGGCATTGGGCAGATGTCGATCTTTGTCTGCCTCGACGCGACGAGCTTCTTGGGCAGCAGTAGCGAGGACGGCGTGCAGATCGTCGGGCTCGAGAACGTGCCAGCCGACGCGGTGGTCTACTCACTGTGGGAGATTCCAGGAGAGGAGGTGGCCGATGGGGAAGGTCGGTAAGTTCATCGTTGGCGGCCTTCTGATCATCGGCGGGATCGCGGTCGGCGCGTTCACGGGGAACTGGCAGCTCGGCCTTGCGATGGCGTCGACCGGCGTGGGCATCATCACGCGGCCGAAGATTCCCCAGGACCTCGGTAGCTCGCAGGGCGCCGTCCTGCAGACGCGTATCGGGACGCAGAACGCGATCCCGGTGATCTACGGCACGACGCAGATCGCGGGCGTGTACGTCGACGTGCGCGTCGACTCGACCTCGACCGGGCGCAAGAGGCTCGTCGTGGTGGTGGCCTGGTGCATGGGCTCCAGAGACGGCGGCGATATTCAGGCGATCGACGAGATTTGGTTCGACGACCGGCTTGCGATCTTGGGCTCGACAGTGCAGGCGCCGTTCAACCAGATCGCAGAGGGCACGACCAAACACCTCGAGTTCGCGCACCACCTTGGCTCCGCGACGCAGACGGTTGACTCCAGATTAGCCGCGCTCTTCCCGGGGCAATGGCCAAGCAGCTCGACTGGGAAGGGCATCTGCTATAGCCGCTTCGAGCTGTGGTACAACACCGACGTCTATGGCAGCGGGATGCCGTCGACGATCCAGGCTAAGATCCGAGGCGCGCGCGTGGAGGATCCGCGGACGCGGGCGTACGCGTTCAGCAACAACCCAGCGCTGTGTATTCGCGACTACTTACTCTCGCCGATCTATGGGCAGAATGTCGCCGTTGGCAACCTCGACGCGCAGTCGTTCGTTGACATGGCGAACCACTACGACGAGGTCGTGAACGTGCCCGGACTCGGGAACGTGGCGCGCTACACGTTGGACGGCTTCGTGGACACGGCCAGAGGGATCCCGGAGAACCTGGCGCGCATGACGACGTCCTGCCGCGCGATGCTCGTGAACGAGGGCGAGCGGTGGCGCATCTTCAGTCGCCGCGCTCGCGTGCCGTCGGGGTTCGTGATCGACGAGACGAACACGGTCGAGGGGACGTGGAAGTACACTTTGGCAGGCAGTGACGTGCCCAACGTCGTCCGCGTCACGTACGTCGACCCGAGCCAGAAGTATCAGACGGATCAGGTGCAGTGGCCGAGCCCGAGCCAGACGAACTTCTATCTGCAGGCGGACAACAACTACGAGTCGCGCCTGGAGATTGATCTGCCGTACACGCAGCACCGCGCCCGCGCGCAGCAGCTGGCGATGATCCTGCTGAAGGAGTCGCGGCAGTCGACGGTCGTGACGGTGTCTCTGCAGGAGTCGGCGCTGTCGCTTCGCGTCGGCGATCTGGTTTATGTCACGCAGCCGTCGCCTGGGTGGAACAACAAGGTCTTCGACGTGCTCGCACTACTCCTGCAGCCGGACGGCGGCATCCAGGCGGTGCTGGTCGAATATGACCCGACGGCGTATAACCTGGACACGCAGCCGACGCCCGACGCGATTCCCAACACGAACCTGCCGAACCCGTTCACGTGCGCGGCACCGACGTCGCTGAGCTTGGATGGCTCTGCGGCCGTGGCGATCACGGGCGGCGACGGCAACTTCTACACTGGGCGGATCCAGGTTGGCTGGACCGTGCCGGTCGATCCGTTCATCGCGTACGTGGAGATTCAGGCGCGGCTGCGGGCGCAGATTCTTGGCGTCGACGCGATGCCGCAGCACTCCAGCCCGTACGAATTTGTCGGCTTCACGGAGGCCGCGCAGCACGACATCGCGAGTCTCGGGCTCGCGGTGGGCGATCAGTTGTCTATGCGTGCGGAGGTCTGGAACACGTCGGCCGGCGACAACGAGCGGGTGCGGGTGCGGTTCTGGGACACCACGCACACGCTGATCTCGACCTCGGACGGGAACCTGATCAACAGCACGTCGCCTACGATCTCCTTCTTCGACGGCGTGGCGATTCCGGCGAACACGGTCTACATCTCGGCGCGGATGTTCAACACAGGCGGCGGCGTCAACGGTCGGATCCGCAACGCTGTGCTCTCGAAGACGCTGCAGTCATACGATTCGTGGGGCAGACACGCGGCGGAGTCCATCCCGCAGTTCTACATCCAGCCGGCACCGAGTGGTTGGTGGGACGTTCAGATCCGCGCACAGAACCGCATCGGCGTCTCGAGCACGTGGCTTCTGGGGACGGTGCTGGTGGTCGACTGGCCACCGCAGGTCACGACGCTGACGCTTGCGAGTGCGCACGTCGACTCGGCGCATTCCGATGTGGCTCACGTGGACGCGGCGCACGGCGATACGCCGCACTCCGACACGCATTCTGACGTGGCCCACGCCGATGTTGCGCACTCCGACTCAGCGCATGGCGATAGTCACACGGACTCGCATACTGATATTGCGCATGGGGATCAGCACGCCGATAGAAATTTGGGCGGTATCGACTACGACGATACGCACACCGACACCGCTCACACCGATAGCCATTCCGACGTGGCGCACCAGGATTCGGCGCATCAAGACTCTGCGCACACGGACGCGCACACTGACACGCACTCCGACACGGCGCATTCTGATGGGCCGCATGGTGACTCGCATACGGATATCGGTCACGGCGACGGGAACTACGGCGTCGGCGTCGCGGTGCAGGCAGATGCGAACGCGGGCAGCATCAAGGTCTGCGCGCGGAAGGGCGGGGCGAATAAGATCGTGAACGGTGGCGGCGAGACCGGCTCGGTTGGATCCAACGCGCCGAGCTGGACGCTAAGTACCGGCAACAACTTGAAGATCGCGAACGACTTCTACTACCTGGGCGCGCAGTCGTTGAAGATCGATAACCCGGTCGCGGCCGACTCAGCGAGTTACCAGGACATCAACGTGGTGGCCGGTCGCGTCTATCGGCTGCATGGGTGGATCAAGACCAGCGCGTTGCCAGCGGCCGACGCGGGACTCGGCGCGATCATCAACGTCGACATCCAGACCGGCGGCGGCACGTTTACGATCATCTCTAAACAGACAACCGGAGCAGATCCAAATGCCGCGCAGCCGGATTGCGGCATCGTGGCGGATGGCGTGGCCCACGTGTTCACCTACGTCGAGTGCGTGTTCACGTGCTCCTCGGCGACCGTGCTCCGCGTGTACTGTCAGCTTGGCTACGGCGGCACGCAGAGCGGCACGGCGTGGTTCGACGACGTGTGGATTCAAGAGGTCTACGCGAGCGATGGGTTGCCTGATCTCGACGACGTGCGGAGCATGGTGGCGAACGACGGTCGCAATGTCGTCGGCGTCGCACTGATTGACGTGGCGACGGGTATCATGTTGGCGTTCGCGCCTGGCGAGGTGGCGAACATCGCCGGCGTTGCGTACTCGAAGGTGCAGAGCCAGGGCATCGAGGGCCCGCTGGGCCGCGCGCAGACGTCGAGCTTCCCGATCGCCCCCGTGGGGACGGACAAATGGGTTCCGTCATAACATGGCCAAGGTACCTGGGTCCTACTGGGTCGAGACGACCGACTGGCACTACATCGATTCGACTGGGCAGGAGTGGAAGTTCACCGGCGCGCTCGTTACCAGCAGTGTGGCTGCCCGACTCGGCTCCTACTGGGTCGAGGGGAACGATTGGCTGTACGTTGACGCCAGCGGCAACAAGCGAAAGGTGTTCGGGAGCGACGCGGGGCTCAAGGCGGGAGCTGCTGGGAGCTTCTGGCAGGAGAGTACGTTCTGGTGCTGGCTGCGGTCGGACAAGCATAAGACGTGCTGTCACGACGACACGCACACCGACGTGGCTCACACCGACACGCACTCAGATGTGGCCCACGCAGACGTGGCGCACACGGACTCACACACCGACGTTGCTCACGCCGATACGCACACCGACGTCGCGCACTCTGACGTGGCGCACGTGGACTCGACGACCCACAACGACACGCACTCTGACGCGCACGGCGATTTGGACCTGCACATGGACTCGCACGGCGATGGTCCACTCCACAATGATGTTGCGCACTCCGACGCCGCGCACAACGATTCGCACTCCGACACGGCGCACTCAGACGTGGCCCACGCCGACGTGGCCCATTCGGATACGGCTCACACGGATAGCCACTCGGACGTCGCGCACGTGGACGCGCACACGGATCAGCCGGTGTCGGTTCCATAGGGGGATGCAATGAATACGACGTCGATCGATTGGACAAGAGTCGCCGAGCCACAGGCCGATGGCTCGGATACGGATGTGATCCTGGAGCTTGCGGGCGCTGGGCGCTACGCGTCGCAATTCTCCACGTTGGCGCGGAAGCCTGATGGTTCGGCGGTGTGGCCAACAGGGCGGGTTCGGTGGTTGACGACGGTGGAGGATACACACCTGCCGAGTCACGACTTCGCGATTGTGCCGACGGATGATCAATATGCCGTGGCTGGGATCAAGCTGCTCGATCTGTGGCCGGAGATTCGCGAGCAGTGCAGTCGCTTGCTGGTCGCCGTGGCGCCGCTCACGCTGCTGCAGATCCCTCGCGAGTGCCGCGGTGGAGGGCACGGCTGTAGCTGCGGGCAATTCCGCGACGACTTCGGCTGGATCTACGTGACGGCGGACGAGGCATGGGGGTTCGCCGAGGGTATCGTGCACGAGATGGCGCACTGGAAGCTGCGCGGACTCGGCATCTGGTTCGAGGATTGGACGGATCTGATCTTGGCGAACACATTCGACGAGCGTTACGAGAGCCCGGTGCGGAAGGACATGCCGCGGCCGATGGGCGCGGTGCTGCACGGGCAGTACAGCTACGTGCACGTCGCGCGCATGACGACGCTCGCGTTCAGGGCGAAGGGCGCACTGGCTGAGGAGCAAGATCGCGACTGGTTGTCGCTGCAGCTCAAACGCATCACCGAGGGGCAGGAGACACTGCAGGCGAACGCGCGCGGGACACCTGGCATCGGCGAGGCGTTTCTCGCCGGGCTCTATGAGTGGACAGCGCGCGTTTTGGCCGATGGACACGCGGCGCTGGATGGCCGATGACATCTCTCGCGCTGCGGGTCGAGTACGTCGACGGGGCTATGGCGGATGGAACAACTGACGCCTGGAACGGCTTGCGGTCCGACGGCGTCTACGCTGTTACTGTAGACGGCCATAGGATCGAAGGGCATTCGGTCTACTGGTTATATTGGGACACCACCGCCAACGCTTGGGTCGCCGGCGGTATGTCTGGGAGTCCGCCACCGCCTGAGCGGATTCTCTACGGAAACGGTTTCATCTGTCACCGGGAGATCGTCTCGATGCCCGATCTGCACCACGAGCAAGTCAAGCTCGGCTGGTGGAAGCGATGACCGTCGAACTGACGCCACTCGGCGTCGCGTGTAATCTCTCCTGCACCTACTGCTACCAGCATCCGATGCGGGACGCTGGGAACATGGGGAACAAGAAGCCCTACGACCTCGAGAAGATGTTCGCCGCGCTGACGGAGGAGAACGCCAAGTTCTCCGTCTTTGGCGGTGAGCCGTTGCTCGTGCCGCTTGACGATCTCGAGCGGATCTGGGAGTTCGGCTTCGTGCGCTGGAAGGAGAATGGCATCCAGACGAACGGCGTGCTGATCACGCCGGCGCACATCGGCGCGTTCATGAAGTGGAACGTCCACGTCGGCTTCTCGCTCGACGGGCCCGATGAGCTCAACGATAGTCGCTGGGCTGGGACGCTGGAGCGCACGCGCGAGTCGACCGAGAAGAGTCACGCCAACCTGCGGGCCTGCATCGCGGCGGGCGTGCGGACGAGCGTGATCGTCACGCTCTATCGCGGGAACGCGAGTGCTGAGAAGTTGCCGCGGCTCAAGGAGTGGATCAGAGAGTTGGATCGTATCGACACCAAGGGCATCCGCATCCACACGCTCGAGGTTGACCACCCGGTCGTACGCGAGAAGATGCAGCTGAAGCAGGAGGAGGTCATCGTCGCGATCGGCGAGCTGATCAAGCTGGAGCGCGAGCTGTCGAAGCTCAGGCTGGACGTAACCTCGGACGTGCGTCGCTTGCTCCGCGTGGACGACGATCAGGTCACGTGCACGTGGAACCCATGCGACCCCTACACTACGAGCGCCGTGCATGGCGTGGATGGTCAGGGCAATCGTACGAACTGCGGGCGCACGAACAAGGACGGGATCCCTCGGCTCAAGGGTCCGCGCGTCGGCTTCGAGCGGCAGCTTGCACTCTATCGCACGCCGCAGGCCGATGGTGGTTGTCAGGGCTGTCGGTTCTTTATTATGTGCAAAGGGCAATGTCCTGGGACTGCAATCGACGGCGACTGGCGCAACCGGAGTCAGGATTGTCCGACGTGGATGTTCTTGTTCGAGACGCTGGAGCGCGAGATGCTGGAGAACGGTGAGCTGCCGCTCTCGCTCAGTCCAGATCGCCTGCGGCTCGAGTCGGCGATGCTGGGGCTCTGGGAGACAGGGCAGACCATGTCGCTGAAGTCGGCGCTGGCCAGGATCAACGCCGGGCAGACATTAGTCTCCGCGTTCATCGCCGGGAACGTCGATCACGGCGACGCGCCGCATGGTGACGAGCACGGCGATCACTGGGACGACGCACCGTCCGAGCTGCCGCACGGCGACGCGCCGCACGGTGACCACACCGACGCCGAGGCGGGCACATGAGACTCCCGTTCGCGTTGCACGACTTCACGCGGCTGATCTGGCACAACGACGAGGCACGTCGGGTATGGCCAGAGCGGATCAACAACATCAACGAGGCATGGTCTCGGATCGAGCGCTGGGCGGTCGTTGAGGGTGCGCGGCAGTCGGCGCTGACATTCTTCGAGCCGCACTATCTCCCAGAGGCAACAGCGTGGGCAGCCAGTCATGGTCTCGTGCTGCTGCCGCTTGCGCAGGTCGGCGTCGCCGATCAGTACTCCGCGACGCCCACGCCCGTGACGGTTGGACGCCCGTGGCAGTATCGGGCCGTTCTCACGCGGCCGGAGTTGGTTACCAAGTGGCTCGATGCGTGGAAGGACACAGGCAGCGGCGGTGAACCAGGGCGGTATCAGGGCACGAATAACCGCGCGATCGGTGAGCTGCTTGGGTACCCGCGTTGCTGTATCGATTTCTTCGAGCGCACGTGGGTCAACGGCGGCAGCCTCGACACGACGTGGGACATGGCGATGGGTACGACGGACTGCGAGGAGCACGAGAACCACGTGACCGTCGGCGGCGCGCCTGAGTGCAACATTCTGCTGCGGTGGCTCGGTGTGCGGCTGGTCGCGCATCTGCCGTGCGCGTTCGACTGCGCGGCGACGGTGCAGATGGCCAGCAGCTTCGCGGAGGTCGGTCGCAAGCGGCATTTCGGGGAATGGGTGGACTGGATCTACGAGATGCTGGAGTGGCCGGTCGAGTGGTCCGCGCTCCACGGCATCGCCGAGATCAGGACGCCAGTGCTGACGATCAGCTCGCGGACCAACGCGACGGCCCGGAAGCTCGTGGTGCAGCGCCCAGGCAAGACGTATCCCAACGAGGGCGCGCAGGGCCTTCGGTTCCCGTTCCGCATCGTGAAGGACAAGATCGCTGGATCGCCGTCGTTCAAGCGCAGCGTCCAGCCGATCTGGGAGTTGAACGGCTTCAGTTCTCAGGCCGCGATGGAGGAGGCGCATCGCACGATCTTGGCCGTGCTCTCAACGTTCACGCCGGGCAAGCTGCTCGACCTGGGCAGCGGTACTGGGCGTCTGCTCGAGTTGGCGCAGAAGACGGGCTGGAGCGTCACAGGCATCGAGAACGACCCGGTGCGGGCCGGCGCGGCGAAGGTCAGGACAAAGCGCGGCGACCTCTTCGAGGTGGGTATCTGGGAAGGCAAGTTCGACGTGGTGCTGCTCATGCCAGGCCGGCTCATCGAGCAGCCAGAGAAGGCGGAGGCGCTCCGCGCCGCGCTCAACGAGCGGGCTGGGATCGTGCTCTGCTACGCCTACGGTGACTGGCTTACGCGCTACGGCGATCTGAATGGTCTGGTACAGGCGGCGGGGTTGGAAGGGCGTCTTGGCGCAGTCGCTTGCTCCGACGGCGTGCAGGCTGGCATGTTCCGACCAGCGCGGGAGCCCGCGCATGTTTAACCTCCACCACTTCGTGTACGGTTTCCCGAACATCGACGGACGCTTCGACGATCTGGTGGCGCGCGCGATGCTCCGGATGGAGCCGCGTCTGACCATGCGACAGCTGCCAGTAGGTGACTGCATGGGCGAGTTCGCGCTCAAGAACGCCGCGTTCAAGGGCCTCCTAGGGGACGCCTGCGTCGTCGAGCACGCCGAGACGGGCGTGTTCAAGGTCATCGACTACCAGGACTCGGACAACAGCGTGGCCGTGCAGCTCTCGTCCGCGCCTGAGTTCGCCGGTGCGCTCTACACGATGTTCCATCGGCCGAACATCGAGCAGCTCTTTGGCGCCAAGGCGCACCTGGTCCAGCCTGGCTTTTTCCTCGATCAGCAACCATCACTCACTCGGATGTACCGCGATATCGTTCGCCAGATTCGCAGAAGTGGGTTGGACGAGCGGCTGCTCT